TGTGCCTTTGGCTTGTTTTTCTTTTCGGCCGTATAGCTGGGCCCAGTTCTTTTCGGCTGCCGACATTATTGCGGTGTACATTTCGGCTGGCGAATGCCCTTGAATTTCTTTTCTTGAAATCAGCATACTTTGTTTAGTTATGACCTTCTTTTTTTTCAGCCACATCATCGTTACTTCACGAAGGTTTTCATCGGTTTTGAAATCACCTAACAAATCATTGCAAAAATCTTCACGGGTGTATGTGCCCTTACTCTCTTTCTTATCTTCTCTTATTCTACTCTTATTCTTATTCTTCTCTATTGAACATTCGTTGAACGTTTGTTGAACATTCGTTGAACGTTCGTTAAGCCTACGTTCAGCAGATACCTTACCAGCGTTAGACATTTTTTCACGCTTTTGTTTGCCTTCACTGAACTGAATATCAAGAAATTTGATACCAATCCCATCCTCATAAACCTCAACCATCTTCAAAGCAATTAGCTTTTCAAGGTAGCCATCGGTTTCAAGTTCGGCATGTTCATACGTCATAACGCATTCGGCATTCCAGTAGATGCAGCATAGCCTTAAAAACGCCACTTGCACCTCGCAGGATTGCCGGGATATTCTGCCCATCATCCAATCGGCTGGGCTAAATTTGAACCAAGGTAGTTGTTTCATAAGTAATCGTATTTGTAAATTGCACCGCCAACGCTGGCTATATTTTTGAAAGAAAAGGCAATAAGTTCTGTGCCATCAGAATTTCTTCTGGGACCAGTATATTTGCCGTTATTGTAAAGCGTTCTAATGGCCTCCACATCGGCAATCCTTACCTTTACAAGGTCGGTTTCAGCTTCATTCATGTACGAATAAAAATAAACCTGTGCCATGCCATCCATTATTTTGTCAATTTCGGTTTTGCCCCCAAATTTAGATTTGCTTCGTATGGTCAAATCGGCAAATTTAGTGTATTTGTATTTGCGAATCCTAATTGAAATGGTGAAGTTCATACCAAACACCATATCATAGCTGAACCTACAATCCTCCTCCTCGGTTGCCTTTCTAAATTCAACAAAATTGCCATATAACTGGGGCAACGCCTTTACAATATGCGACTCAATCTGCTCCGCAAATTTGTATTCAAGTTCGGTAAACTTATTCATTGATGAAGTTGTTTGCAATATTAAACATTTCTGCATCCAATTCAATACCCAAGCATTTAGCGTTAATTTCTTTGCATGCTTTTATGGTTGAACCCGAACCCATGAACGGGTCCACAACAAAGTCCCCATCCCTATAACTTACCTCCAATAGCATTTTAAGAAGTTCGGTAGGCTTTTGGGTTGGATGCACCATTTTGGTTGTGTGAATCCTTGGCACAAATAGCAAATTGCCTTTTCTTGTGTTTACAAGTTTTTTCCCCTTTACGCAAAAAATTACTATTTCGGTTTGGTTTCCCCAGTCATTCTCAAGGTCACCACTTCCCTTATTGCCTTTGTCCCATACAATAGGGGTTTTGATGGTAAAATACTTTGAAATTATGGCCTCAAAAGAAGAAAATACTGCCCAGCTGCAAAAGAAATAAAGGTGCGAATTTTCGGCTGCTTTTCGGCTTAGTATTTCGCAAGTTTTATCCAGCAATTCAAAGGCCTCATCTTTGCCATCATTAAGCAACCCCCTTTTGGTTATGGTTTCATCATACATTGAACGGTTTGAAACGTAAGAAATGCCATACGGAGGATCGGTTAGAACAATATCAATGCAACCGTCCTCAAGGCTTTCAAGTATTTGAAGCGAATCCCCGTTTTTTATGTTTTCGCTAATTTCAATTTCAACCTTTTGCTGCTGTATTTTTTCAAGCATTTGGGCCTTTTTCTCCTCCTTCTTAATTTCTTGATAAGCTTGGTTAATGCTTACCTCCCCAGTTGAAAGTTTAGCCTTTACCTCTTCAGGTGCTTTGGCTTCAATAACCTTTACCTTGGCAATGGTATCGTGTCCTACATTAGCAATTTTGGCCAATTCTTGTCGGGTATCAATTGGCTTACTTTCTGCTGATTTCGGCAAAATGTCTGTCCGTGTGCCTTGGTTTTCTTTGGCCTTGGCCCGAAATACGCTTTCAAGTTCTAATGCAAGTACCGACCTTTGGTAATTGCTTAAATTTCGCCTACCAAATTGGTTGCGAATCATCCATTCTTTGCAGTCCTCCATCGTAGAAAACTGCATCTCCTTCACCTTAAACGGCAAGTCATACATTTGCGCCAGTTCGTATCGGTTGTGGCCATCTACGATTGTGCCTTGCCATGTAATGATTGGCTCCCGAATACCTTCTTGGCATACGTTGGCTTCAAGTTGCGCAAACTCCTCACTTGTTAATGGTGGGATTAACGCTTTCAGTTCAGGGTTAATGCTTAAATTTTGCATAGGGTTTTAATAAAAAAGCCATTTGTTGGGGGGCGGTAAAAACGGGTAAGAATTGGCAAGGCGGCCTCCGTTTCTACGCAACCCCCGAACAAATGGCGGGTTAAAGTTTATTGATTTACCTTATTAGCTTCTTACTGCTTCACAAATATACAAAGAATCCGTCAAATATCGCACCATTCAGCACCTACTTTAATAGCCGAAACCATCCTCAGCAAGTAATCAAATGCATCGTGAAACGGCATAGCATTGGCATTGGCAACCACTTCTTTGGTCATGCCTTCGATGGCCAGCCAGCGTTCATCGTCTTGGTAGCCGATTGTCCATTGCTTGCCGCTGTAAATTAGCATGAAGTCGCTGTCGCTTAGAAAAGAATACCATGCGAAGTCCTTCTGCGGTTCGCCGCCGAATCTTGACAATTCAAGGCTGTAACCGTCATCCGAAGGTGTGCATAGCGGGTACATATCTTGGCCAATTACGGTTGTGCCGTTTCTGATGCCTTTTTCGTGCTTTTCGATGTCTGCCATGTATGGGTAGCTTTTGATAGCGTAGTCGAAGGCTACAATGGCAACGTGGTCAGGATAACTTGAAACGAAGTCCACAAGCCCTTTGCCGTTCATTTGCATGGCCATTATTACTTGCATCTTTTCTTGGTTGTAGGCGATGCCGATTTCGATTAGTGATTTTGGTGTGTTCATGGTGTGTGTAATTAAAGGTTAAAGGTTTGTTGGTGATGTCCAGTCAATCCGGTAGCTTGAATTGTAGTGCTTTTCGACTTTGAAGCCGTTATTTCGCAGCTTTTCGATGTCATCATCAGCAATCGGGTTGAATACCCAGCAGTACATTTCGCCCTGCTTGGCTTTTTCAAGGCAGATGGCTTCGATTTCGGCCATTGTGATTCTTGGCTTTGATGTTGCCAAGTTGTAAAGGTGATTTGCGTAAATCATAATGTAAATGTTTTTGTGTACTGCAAACCTAAAAAGAATATCAATACAAAAATCGGCATTAACACTTTTTAACACTTGGGCATAAAAAGAAAAAGCCCCAACCTTTCGGCCGGGGCAATTTCACACCTAACACACTATCTTAAAATGGCAGGGCATCGCCATCGGTTGCCAGTTCAGGCAAACGGCCACCGCCAGTTTCGGTTCGCATACCGCCAAGCAGTTCGACTTGGTTCACCAGCACCTTGATGTCGGTCCCGATCTTGTCGTTGCCTTCTTTGTCCTTGTAAACGTCCAGCACAGGGCGGCCGCTGATGTACACTTGCGTGCCTTTGCTCAAGAACTTAGCAACCCCAGCTGGCTTGCCGTCCCGACCGAACAGCGTGCAGCGAAACCATTGGGTCTCTTCGCCTTTGCCGACCGCTACCGAAAAGGTAGTGATGTCTTTGTTTTTGCCGACTAATTCAGCGTCTTTGCCGATACGGCCGATTAATTGTAGTTGTAACATGGTTTATTTGGTTTTGATTAGTTTCTTACGTTGAATTGCTTTTGACACAATGTGCTGGCCGATTTCTTTGCCGTCCATTGACAGCCAAGATAGCAGATGCTTAAGGTCTGCCGACCGATTGGCGCACGTGCCGATAATCAGTTCGCCCTTCTGCCCGTTTTGGGTAATCGCAAACGAAGCGGTTGCCGTTTCTTTGTCGGGGTATGACCTGACAATAATTGGCACATCTAAGTAGGTTGGCCGAATCATTTGCGCCCAACTGCCATCTTTGACTTGCTCAAAGCCCAGCTGTTCTAATTGATTTTTGTTCATGGTTTTGTGTGTTAATTGTAATTTATTGACGTGAAGATAGGTGTATTTTTATTCAATTCCAATTCTTGCATGACCATTTTTATATGCTCGCAAAATTCAATGCAGCGCATGTAGTATTGTGGGTCTGCTAAGATAGAATCCTGCACAAACTTGATGCTGTGCATAACCGTTGCATGCTCGCAGTTCAGCATCTTGCCGATATCCTGAAGGCTCATAGATGTTGCGCAGCGCATAGCAAACCTCATGGCATGCTTGAAGTGTTTAACCTCCCTGAACCTTCGCTTGCTGTATGCAGCTTCGTAAGGCAACCCCCAGTAATCGGCAGCGGCTTTGATAACATATCGTTGGTGTTCGGTGCGTAGGTGCATCTTAAAATACTCATCGTTTCTGCTGTTGATTATGCGGTCGATTTCGGTGCGAATCTTCAGCAAGGTATTGTTGTCCTGTTTCAACAGGTAGCGTTCAAATTGTCGTTCGGTCATTGTAATTGCGGTAAAAGTTCAACTTCGATAATGTTGCGGCACATCTGCACCCGTTCGTAGATGGCCTGAATGGTTGCTTCATCGTAAGCAATGTCAAACACCTTCAACCGATATTTGGCTGGGATATTGGTCAGGTCTAACTGGATGCCGCCAAGTTCTTCAGGTGTTGGCATTAGCACGTACACCAACTGGGCCCGTTTAAGCCCCAACAGGTGCATGTATCCCTGAAGCTGATACCAATACCCCTTCGGTGGGTTTCGTTCCCACATTGGGAAGGTGAAAACATCCCAAGGGCATTTGATGTCCACAACCGTGTTGCCGTGAATAACATCGGGCGTGCCTGTCAAGAATTCGTTTTCAAAAAGGGTTTCGTTTTTCTCAGGCATAAACCAGTTAAGGTGTTGGCCAGCGAATTCAATGGCGGCATCTTCGACCATTCGGCCCTTCTCCATAGGTCGGCTATCAATCTGCTTGCGCACCCCGTAGATTTGCTCTACAATCCAATCTTGTAGGTACGAATAGCACGTTGCCCCGGCGGTTTCTTTACCCCTGCCATTGGCCATAATTTGACCAATGGCACTGCATCTTATTTTGAAATCTTGCATCACTTTAATTGTTTGGTGTAGATATCAATGGCCTTCTTAACGGTGGCCTCATCTTTCGCCCAAGATTTCACATTGATGCAATCGGCATCCGCAAACGGGTTGGCCTTTTCTTTACTTACGTCAGGCAATTGCTGGCTAATGTCGAACAAGGTGTTGACCAGTTCTTGCTGCGGATCGGGTAAGGTCAAGAAGTCAATCACTACTGGGGCTGCCGCTTGTGCCTGTGCCTTTTGCTGACCGATAGCATTTGCCACTTCATCTGCCGTGGCAAACTCAGTACCGCCAAGGCCAAAGGCTGCCAATGCCCTACCGATTGCCGATGTTTCAGCGTTTTCAAGGGCCGAAGTTTTGTTGATGTTGGATGCCTTGCGATATTCTTCAGCGTGGCCAGTTGCTACCAACCACCCTTCGGGGTTGAAGATGCTTGCTTTCATAACTACGCATTCGGCATCACGTGTAAGAACCTCAGTTACTAATGAATGGTTAGGGCATGCTGCCTTGAACTTTTGCACACGAAGGGCTACTGTTTCGTACTCCCTGCCGTGGATGTTTACTTTACCGTTGTTTTTGTTCATGGTTGTTGTTTGTAAAAGGTGATTAAATTAGAAAGAACGATATTCGCTTGGCGCATTACCATTTCGCTGGGCACTAAAGGCGGCTGCGACCTAAACGTGGCGAATAGTATCGGCCGACCTTTGTCGGGTTTGCCGATAATTTGAATTTTGCTGCCGCCAACAAGCGGCGATTCGATTAGGGTGATTTTCATAGCTTAAATTTCTTCTACTTTAACAAGGATAAAACCGTAATCTTCTTCAAAATCATTAAAGGCATGTTCGCCATCGTGCGAATGGTGAATGATTCTGCCGTCACCTTTTTCCTCGACAATGTCGATGCAGCCCATAAAAGCATAGCCGTAACTGCCACCTGTAACTCCATCAAGATTGATGTTTACAACTTTCGCATGGAACAGTTGCTGATTTGTAACTTCATAAGTTGTCATAATTGTGTGTTTTTAATGGTTAATGAAATTTGTACTGCAAACCTAATAGTTATTTCAACACGAAATCAACAACAAGTGTTAAAAAGTGTTAAAACAAAAAAGCCCCGATGTGGGGCTTCGTAGTGTTAAAATCAGGTTTGCCCTGACAAATGCGATATAAGACGTTATTCTTTGATTTTTGATACAATCCCCTTGCCCTTGCGAATAATGTCGTATAAACGCTTTAAAAGGGTTGTGCCTGTCATTTTTTCGATGTTTTCATCAATGCTTTTGAATTCAATACCGATTAAGGCAACCCCGACCGCCTTGGTAAGCACAAAAGATGTGTTCACAAAATGGCCAAGAAGGTCACCAACAATGAAAACATCCATCACGAAGAAGGTCAACACTACCGATTGATACATAACCATCTTCCAAACCACTCGGCTTAACTTTTTGCTTTCGATTTTCTCACCCGACTTGTGGGCGGCCATCATGCCAAGTAAGGTGTCAAGGCTTATGAATGCGCCAACGGCAACCATGATGCCAGCAACTGGTGCAAAAAATGCAAGTATTGATGCTGAAATATATGTAAAGGTAGATTTCATCTTATGGGATATTTACTCGGTTAACGACCATTGGGGTGCAAGTGTAGCACCTATCGTTTGGCAACCGCAAATTGGTTAATAAGGTCTGCATTTCTTGGTTGTAATACTGCACGTAAAGGCTGCGCTTTTCATTAGCATCTTCTTTGTTGATCGTGGTTACGTTGTTCAGGCGGTCGCTGAATAGAATCTCATCCATTAGTTCTACACCTGAAGCGTATAGCATGGCCCGGCGAAGCCGATTTGAAAACTGGCACATCCAAGTGTTGTCATCGCATTCGATAGAATAGTTTAACGATACGCCGTGCGTGTAACCAATTCCTACCAAATTTGTGTCAGTTAACGAACCCGTTTTGCTGGTTTCAACGGCACGGGTAAACAACAGGTCGCTGAATCTTGACCTGCGCCCTTTGGTGCAGCTTGCACAGGCGGTTGGGTTTATCCAAGTGTCAAAGGCGGCAGATAAGCCAGCGTCAACGGCAATCATCAAATGAAGGTCTTGGCCGTTGGTCGGGTAGCTTTTGTTAATCAGCACCTCAGTAATCTGCCCAGCAACTGAAGTGAATGGTATGGTATCGATTATCGTGCCTTGAATTGCATCGATAACGTAAATGTTGTCGGTAACTGCCCCAGCGAAGAATATCGAAACGCTGTTTAGGTTGAATTTCAAATATGGGTAATCGCTGACCAGTATCTCAACCCCAGCGTATTTGCCAACCTTGGCCGCATCGTTTACCTTGTTTTCATCAAAGAACCCGATTGTGCCTTTGTCAACCACCGAATTGAATCTGCCCTTGATGTCCATAAACGACCGAAAGTCGCTGACAATTTTATCCCCGGCACGTTCAACGGCGGCAGTCATTACATCGTAGCCGCTTGATTGTTGGGCATCACTTACATAGTCAGCCTGATACAAATCAAAGCCTGGCAGCGTTGCCAATGACACCTTGTTGCTGGGTGTTGATGTGCAGCCGTCAGGCACGAAAATCAAATCGGTTAGACAAGTTGTTGGCATAGAAAATTATTTACGACCACCACAATTGCACCCTCCGGGCCGTGATGTCGGTTTTGGTTTTGGTTTGTATTTCATATGGTTAAAAATAAGGGGGAGATTTCTCTCCCCCGTTATTTGTGAATTGCAGGCAGATTAAACTCCTACGAATTTCAAGATGCCGTTAACACCTTCCAAGCGGTCGCCTGCTTGGTACATATCAGCTGGTAAGAAGATGAAGTCGTGATTTAACGCTACTTCAAAATTCCAAACCTTGCTGTCTGCACCGTTGCAAGTATATTCCGCACGGTAGTCGAAAGTCAATGGCAAGTTCGGATCTGGGTGCTGAAGCGTACCCTGTACCAAAGTGCTGTCGTTCATCTCCAAGATGCCTTTGAATTCGTTGAACGAAATCATTTGAACCGCACCGGGGATAATGCTATAGGCAGCAGTTGGGGCTGTGTCATTCAACTGAATTCTGCGGTCATA